TGGAAGCCATGTAGCTATTGCGGCAGTGAAATTTTGGTTGCCATAAGACCAGTATGGGTTGACTATAATGGTATTGCCTTCACCTGCCTCGACAGCAGGTGCAAACCATGCAGCGTTTCTGGCAGACCATCCAGGGCCAGGCCGGATTCCTGCGCCATTTATAATGCTTCCGTCTGCAAACCCTATGAATACATTAATAATATGTTCATGCTCACGGACAATCTGCTCCGCAATATGTTTAAAATCCTGGTCCCTATGGCAGTAGTCTCTAAATCCGGGGCCACTGTATTCCTGTGGGTATGAAAGGGCGGTTAAAATATCCTCCAAGACATTAACCATGCTATACGTAGATAAAAACCACCCATCCACTTCGCTTGCGTATAACATTTTGTCCCGCTGAATGATGCCGATTCTATTTTCATAGATAATATTGCGCACTGTTGTATTTGCAATGATATGCATAAGGAAAGAGCTTATAATCAGCAGCACAGCTATTCCAATGCCGGCTGTTAGGAGTGGTTTATTCCTTTGTTTTTTCTTTTCCCTTGAAGACATTTATCTATCCCTACTTTTGTTGGTTGTAAAACCTAAGGTGTTATTTTTATTGCCTATGATGTATAAAATAGTGCTTATGTGGTTAAATTGTCAAGGAGCAGTGTCTTGGAATTTATGTAAACAGGTATAGCCACCGGCTATAATTTATAGCATATGCAAATGCGACAATAAAATGGGCAATCAAAAACCCCTTGAAAGCCAGCGTTTTAGCTGTTTTCAAGGGGTTTTGTGTTACGCGCTTGGCATGAATCGAACATGCGACCTACCGCTTAGGAGGCAGATTATCAAATCACTACCAACGCCTGATTTTACTAAGGTTTCTAAGCCCCCACTTGGCTTACTGCACCTTAACTGCACTTTATGCAATAATAGCATAGAAACTGCACTTAATACAATGAAAATATAAATTCCGCGCCTGGTAGGGGTCGAACCTACGACTTTCTCCTTAGGAGGGAGACACTCTATCCACTGAGCTACAGACGCATACAATAATGCATTACTGCTCGTTCCCATCGTGCTGATATCGAACAGTTTTATAATGCCCTACCAAACTATACCGAAGAACGCTGAAAAATACAAGAGGTGCCCAACTCATAAATACATACGGGAATGGATTGAACCTATGGGTTTTCCATTCCCGTTTTTATTGGAATGAGACGAAGCAAATAATTTAAAAAAAAATAAAACATCGTAAAAGAAGGAAAGTGATAAATGAAAAGTTATGTCTTCAATCTTGAAACCACTAAAATCGAATTGCACTTCGACAAGGCTGATTACGATGCCTTAACAGACGACCAGCGCCGGGAGTTAAGCAGCGCATTCCTGTGGAGCCGAACAGGGAAGTGTTGGGTGAGCAGGGCAAAGGAACCCAACCTATATCGTCCAAAGAAAGTAGCTGAAAAATTAGGTTTCACTGAAGAACAGCGCAAAGGCGAGCGAATATCCTATGAGGAGCAACTAGAACGACAATCAGACCGGGCCGAGACACGAGCCGAGCGCTACGAAGAATACGCAGCCAACGCCACAAAACGAGGTCAGCAACTACAGAAGCCTTTAGATAGTATGCGAGGCGATATTGCGTTTTTTACTCAACCGGAAATTGAAGGACATGCCGGCAGCCAGGCATTTGCACGTAGACGAGAAAAAATGTTCCAACAATATGGACGTGGCTTCGAGGAATATCGTAAGAGTGATTATTTTAAAGACAAGGCACAGACCGCTCTAAAAACCGCCGAGGCCCGTAAGTTCAAGGACAAAGGATATCTCGACCGTCGGATTAAAGAATGCCAAAAAGAAATCACGAAAAGGGAGCAGTACATCCTTGACTACGAAGCGTTACTGTCCGCTCTTGAATCTGGCGAAAAGAAACTAAAGTACAATGGTAAGCCATATACGGTCGATGAGTTAACCTCATGGATTGAAATGCAACTTGAGCTTGTTGAAAAAGCCATGGATAAGCAGGCGTACCTGGAAAATTGTCTTGATGAATTGGGTGGGTTGTTATTTAACCAAAGCAATATAAAGCCGGGGTATATTGTAAAAATAAGACATGGTGATGTTGAAGTCCTAAGAACTGGCCCAAAGAATATCACATATAAGATTTTAACTGGCGGTGCGGCTGGAATGACTTTACAAGCCGCATATGCAGAGATAAAAGAGGTTGTCAAAGCAATGGAGGTAAAAAAGCAACCGCACCCATTTAAGGTTGGCGAGCAATTTAAGGCCACACGCCGCACATACGTAGACAACTCATTTACGTCAACAAAAACTGAGGTTGTCTACGAGATTGTCAAAGCAAGCGATTCCACCATCCAATTAAAACCAATCAATATAGATGAAAAGCCGCTAACTCGTAAACCGAAAAAATCACACAGCGGTAGTTGGGTGTTTAGTATTGATGATACGTATGAAAATACATTCTTCAAGGGAGATGATGCCAATACCTAATGCTTGATTTGCTACTTTAATGAATAATGAGTTTAGAATAAAGGATGGAGACTACCATCTTAGCATTATTATGTTAAATAATCCAAAATGAAACTGTTTTATAAATCATACACTTGGAGGAAAATGTCAAAAGCGACTTCAGTTGAGCGATTTACACGCAGAGGCACACTGGAATATCTGTCAACAATAATTGAGAATCTGAATGACAAAATTAAACTACTACCAGGTAGAAGCAGAGAAAAGAGGCTGGCGCAAGAGCAGGCAATGTTTATAGCTGCAACAATTGACTTCATTTCAAATGCTGATTTGGAAGAGACATATGTACAGAGCACATTTACACAATAGTCATAGCCGTCATATGCTCTTTCAAAAGTAGCCGTGACACTCTGCATCTGCATTGTATTTTATATGCATAAATAAACAGCCCCCTTGCAACTGTGATTACAAGGGGGCCTCTTATTTACATGTGTACTCAGGATGCATTAATCATTCGTCAAATCCCACCATGCTGTCCAGAATAGCTTTGGTTACATCATCATTAGCAATTACATCCGCAGAGGCGCAGCTATTATGAGAGTCTGTCTCAGCAGTTACGCTTGCCGGAGCGAGAGCGGACTCATGATTCAACACCCCATTTTTTCTATCCTCGTAATCACAAAGGGCGATTGCAACAATCGTTGCCTTGCCCCGTGTCGGGAGATCGTTAAGAATCTGTTTTGCTCTTATATGTCGTGGATCAATATCGTTTAAAACAATATGGTAGCTATTTGGGTTCTTCTTTCCACTCAAAGCACTTCCTCCACTTCACAGGCCATAAGCTCCAGCCCAATTGGGTGGAACTTATGACCATATGATTTATGCTGCGGGCCTTCTTGCTTTATGGATAAGTTCATAGCCCTTGGCATTGGCATGTATATCATCCACAAAAATCATTTTCTTAACCTTGCCTGTATTTACAAAGTACTCCTTAAGAAGCAGAGACCCACCTCCGATAAAGACAGTCGTATCTTCGATCAAGTCCATTCCATAACTCGTTGCTTCTGATAGAATATCATTAGCAAGTTTTCTAGCTTGGCTTTGGATTAAATCTATACGAGCCTTGGAGTACCCCACAATACTTTTTGAGTCGTTAAGTATGATATCCGTAATAGTCTTGTCTCGTATGCCAATTGCTCCTCCTGACGCTCTTACCTGTTCACTTATTTTTTGGAACATGGTATTAACGCCTGTATACGAAGATGTACATATATCCATATTAATGCGCAGGTTTTCGAGTTGGACATAATCAGATGTATAACCACCAATGTCGATAACATTCACCAACGGTGCATACGCAATCTCATTAACAACAGTCAAGGCCGCAGCGTATGCCTGCGGAGAAACAAATGTATCGACAATTCTAACATTCATGGGTTGATTATTCAATGTAAAATGAATGTTTCCTCCTCTATCCATGAAATACTGTCTGAACTTTTCACGATAAACCTTGAAATGCACTGGTGGTAAACCACAGAGCAGGGTTATATCAATAAGCATCCCAGTTCGCACTTTCCCGCTCTTGAAATCACTCATTAGCTCTTTGCCAATAGCGAACAGTGTTAGAATAAAATAATCTTCGTTTTCGGTCTTATCATTCCTTTGTACAACTCGTGTGTTTGACAGGGCATAGTCTTTGCCCTTGTACGATAAAACATCGCCATCTATGGCATGGGTACCTTCCATATAGCCAGATGTGAATGCAGTGTTAACTGTCTTAATCATTCCATTACCAGTGTCAACAGAAACAAGTCTGTTCATATTAACCTCCCGTGTTTTAAGCACGTATAACGTATTTATAACGTGCGTTAATTTGAATTGAGCGCATTCTACCATTTAAAAAAAATCCTGTCAACTATAACGCACGAATAACGTGCGTTATGATGCATTCGTAAAAGGAGGTGCCACATGTCAACCCAAGACATCCTACAGGTCCAAGGCATAATGCAAAAAGGATACGGAATAATCCCCAAGCTCCCCATGTTAGACAAAAGGCTAACCCCCGAAGCCAAAGGCATATACGCCTATTTCCGCTCATACGCAGGGGCAGGCACCACGGCCTTCCCTGGGCGTGACAAAATAATAGACGATATGCAGATGGGCAAAAACAGGTACTACAAACACCTTGCTCTTCTAGTAGAGCATGGCTATCTATGTATTGAGCAAAACGCAGATGCCAAAGGAAGATTCAAAAACAACATCTACACCTTGCTAGAGGTGATAGACCCGCCACCACCTAATAAAAATAATCCGCGTCCTCAAAACAAAGACACGGAACCGTGTCCCCAATTTCCGTACACGGAAAATCCGTACATGGAAAACGGAGACACTATTAATAACAGCATTAAAATCAACAATTCAAATATTATCAATCATAGTCAAGGTCATAGTCCCTGTCAAAGTCAAATAAAACAGTCATTTCATTTCGACCCTGACCTTGACTTGAGGGGCAGCAGTATGAATGATTCAAAAGCAGTCGCTTCAATGAGTGACTATGCCGAATACAAAGTTATAATACACAACAACATAGACTACACATATATTATTGACCAAGAGGCTTCTGATGCCGAGTTAATTGATGGGTTGGTGGAAATCATGCTTGATGTAATTCTGACCGAAAGCCCAAATACTGTCAAGGTTGGCAAAGAAGTCAAATCAAGAGAGTTAGTAAAGTCTGCGTACTTAAAATTGAACAGCGAACACATTCTCCACGTTGTTGGGCAGTACACGTCACAGCGCCATAAGATAACACACAAAACACCATATCTACGCACCATGTTATATACTGTTTTACATGAGATGGAGGCTCATTATACGAACCAGATTAGAGCGGATGGAGTCGTGTAATAAAAGACATCTATAGCATTAAAAACCTTAAGTCTCACCACCAACCATGTGATGGTGGTGAGGCGAGTCTACGGCTTAAGGGGGGTATTAGATAATAAACAAGCCCTTCAAAATACTTAATATCTATATTTCAACTAACAAATAAACTGTACCGTTAATGATTATATATAACTGTCTTCTAAAAATAACAATGGAATATGAGCTACCACAGCTAAGCGTTATTATACTCCTTCGAAAATTAAATACCCCCATTTCAATACCATCAATCGAATAATACGAGCCAACAAAACTAAGTTCCGTAGAACACTCCGCGCTTCTCCATGTTCCCTGGATATACTCATTAATACGATTGCCTCTTGTGGATATTACAAGCAAGTAAATTATGACAAGGATTCCAGCGATTGCTACTGATTTTCTGATTAACATAATATTCCTCCATGCTGTTCTTATTATGTCTATAAAAAATTCGCAAGTCTGGTGATCCGCTTTCGAGAAAGCGGTATTTTTATGCTTCGCTGATTTCATTTCTAATAAATGCAATTTTGTGTATACGGAGACACACAATCATCATCTTGCAAACAAATCCCTTCCCTGTACATACATATAACAGTGTAGAGCAGCTAAAATAAGTATATAACATAGTATGCGATGAAATGTGGCGCAATGGTATCCGTTCAATGACCAGTCAATTTACTTGAAGATTCTAACAATTTTCATATCAGGCCAGTTTGACAGATTTGTGACAGATTGGCAATTTATAATTGATTGTAATAACTATACTGTATGCCCCGTTGCAATAGCTTTCATGCGTTTGCTATGAACTATTTACTAATGAGGGATTGCATTGGGACGTTTTTATGTATCAATCGAAAAAGATATCCAAGTTTTTGAATTTTATAGAGCTCTGTGGGCGACATATGAAATAAACGGGATAAGAGCTAACACAATGACTGAGGGCATTGAAAAGGTAGCAGAGATAGAGAAATCAGAAAAAGATAAGATATGCTTTGTTGCTATTGTAGCAGACGGAATAGATTTTATCCCGCTTTTAGGTATTTTGAGTGACGCGACAACTGCTCCAATACTAATTGCTACATCGAACTACAGTGAGGATGAACATCATAAGGCATTAAATGAAGGTGCTGATTTTTATGCTCGCTTCTGTGATGAACCAGAGAAAAACATTACTGGCGTACTGTCAGTGATGAATAGTATTAGCCGACGTGAGGCGAAGCGTAAAATCCCATTAAGAATACTTGTAAACGAGGATATTATTATCCTTAGTGATTATCATAGGGCGTTTATTAATGATATGGAAGTGCATTTCTCAAATACAGACATGCGAATTTTTAGATGTCTTACAATTCATCGTGGGAGCACCGTGACATACACCCAAATTGCTAAGCAGCTACAAGATAATGTTGATGATGAAGTAACTTTAAATTTAATCTATAGCGCAGTTAAGCGATTGCGAAAAAAGCTAAAGGAAGCAACGGGCCTTGATTACATTGAGACTATCAAGGATGTTGGTTATCGTTTGAAAGCAAAGCATAATTTGCGATAGCGCAATCCTTGGAATGGGGAGAGGGATAAATAGTCACATGAAAAAATATACACGAGACGTCATAGAAACTCATTCACACTACCAGTTGCCATATTTTTTATTTAAAGCCCCATTCACTGATTTATCTAATGACGCACGAGTGCTGTATGCAATTTTGTATGAAAGCATGAAATATAATGAGTTACAGAGTTACATTGATGATGAAGGCTTTGTGTATTGTAGTCTTGACCGCAAGGACATGGAGTTAAAGTTGGGATTATCGCCGCGAACGATGGTAAGAGTCTTAGATGTTTTAGAGAATAAAGGACTGTTAAAGCAAGAGCGGCAAGGCGGTGGCTATTTTAACAGGGTATACCTGCGCCACCCTTTTGATATGCCATAACGGCATATCAAAAAAACAAATGCTGCTTTAATAAAGGGCTTATGCGTAAATTGATGTGTCAATATGGCATTTGTAAAAAATTTACAATTTCATGTGTTAAAATAAACCTCCTAAAAACAAGCTGAATTTAACTCATTAAAAATACAGGAGGTCACAAACAATGACGTACTACACACAAGATTCCGCGCATTACAATTTTGATGCCATCCTTAGACTTGGCGGTGGCATTATAGGTCTTATTGCTATGCTTGAAAAGCAAGCTGTATTCGATGGGATATGTGTCCACGAAAACGAATTCCAAAGCAGTTGTGATTACATGATGTTTGTCGAGCCACTATATCACGTAAACGAGGATATAACAGCAAAGGCAGTATCATATATTTCTCGCTTCTTTTACTTAAAGGGTATGCAAGATGGTGTGCATATCAAAGATAACCTGTTTAACAAAACTTAAACATCTGCTGTACTTATAACCCTAGCCGATTAAGCTAGGGTTTTAGTAATTGAAATAACAATTTATAAAAGGATTGACAAATATTAGTTTGATGAATATACTTTCGCCCACAAATCCGCTTAGGTGATTAGGTAGAGGTACATATGGAAATTTACATATCAAACCACGCAAACGACAGACTAAAAGAGAGATGTGGTTTAAAGAAGAAATCAAAGAAGCGCTCTGTAAAAATAGCTCTTGAAAAAGGAATCAAGCATAGCGAATGTACAGGCAGGCTGAAAAGCTATATTGACTACTTATTTTTATCCCATGGCAATGGCAATAACATTAGAATCTATGGCAATCATGTGTATATATTCTACGACACCAGCTTAGTTACGGTTCTCACGCTGCCCAATGAACATAGGGCGGCTTTGAATAAAATCAATAAAAAACGAAAGGAGCTTATTGATGACATAGCGATACGAAATCTAATACAATAAAACTGCATATTATTTTAAAACAATTGAAATCAATTCAAAACAAATCAGAATAAATCAAAAAGGAGAAAATTTATTTAATGGCAGAGAGTAATAAAACACAAATCAGACAAGCAGATAATAGCGTAAAAATTGAAGGCTTATTGAGAGAGCTAAGAATAGAAGAAAAGGACGATGTAATAAGCGGCGACGTAATCATTGCAACCGATGCCCACTCAGAACATGCCGTAAGGGTATACGCCACCAGGCTAACGAGAGACAGCAAGCCCAACACAGCATACAAAGGCTTGCAAACCCTGATAGCCGAATGCAAAGAGACTTCAATTGCAGCTCTGATGAAAGAAGGCCGAACATTAGACGAGGCGCACGCCATGGCAACAAAAATAAGAATCGGCGGTCGCACAGGCGGCCAACTAGGGCGTAACGAGTTCTATGTCGGTGAAGAGTTTGTAAGCAGACCAAGCGTATCGGCCAACTACTTCCACCGCATAATCGACAACTCCTTTGAACCAAAAGCAGTATTTGATGTGGAGGTATACATAGAAAAAATGCGTAAGGAAATCAAAGATGGCGAGGAAACAGGGCGGCTCTTAATAGACGCCATCATCCCTGCCTATAACGGCGTAGTCATCCCTATGGAGTTTGTAGCCGAAGGAGAAATCGCAGATTACCTTGAGGCGAACTATGAGCCCAGGAAAACAAGCTCATTGTCTGGCGAAATTATCAACATCGCAGAACGAGTTATAACAAAGAAGGCCAGCTTTGGTAAAGAAAGAGAAAATGTTGAAGTCAACTTTACCCGCGAACTCCGTATTACTGGCGGTGACCCAGAGCAATACGATGCCGAAAACCCCAGGGCATATTCTACAGAACAAATCCAAGCTGCATGGAGAGTGCGCGAAAGCGAAACTCTTCCGGCGCTTCTAAAGAAGGCCCAAGGTAAAGACACTGGTAAAAATAAAAAGAACGAAAAAGCCCCTGGCTTTAAGTTTTAAGGGGGGGGATGTACATATGGCTATAGATATTTTTAATCCTCAAATAAGTGTACTCTCTTATGACTTATCAGGAAAAACATTGCTTGTATACGGTACCAACAGAGTCGGGAAAACCAAGCAGCTAACCCGCCTTCCGAAGCCATACTATCTGGCCTTTGAGGCTGGTATCAACGCAATTGCCGGAGTACCATTCCTAAATATGCGTAAATGGTCTGATTTTGTTTCCTTTGTAAAGCAAGCATCAAACGATAAAAACCGCGAAATGTTCAAGGAGCGCTTCCAAACTATCATCTTAGATGAAGCCAGTATTATGGGCAGACTATGTTCAGAGTTCGTCTGCGACAAGCATGGTGTAGACAGCATAAGGGAAGGCAATAAAGGCTACGGTCTCTGGAAAGAGTATTCCGACGAGTTTGAGAAGTGGATAACGCTTCTAACATCAATGGGCCTTACAGTTGCCTTTATTGCACATGAAGGCACAAGGGATTTCAAAGACGAAAACGGCGAGGAGTATACAAAAATATACCCTGCTGGCGATAAGCGTGTTATCGACCCAATTTGCAATCTTGTAGATATCATTGCTTATGCCGCCGTAAATGGGGTAGACGATGCCGGCAATGAAATCAAATCATCCTTGTTTATGACCAACACCAGAAAATATCACGCTGGCTCAAGGTTTGACTATCTCACAGGCCATCTGCCCGAGTTTACGGCCGAGAGCTTGCAAGAAGCGATAAAAGAAGCAATAAGGCTACAAGAAGAAGCCGAAGGCATCCAGGCCGTTGATTACTCAACCCAAGCGCAAACACACACAGTTATCGAAAAAACCTACGAAGAATTAAGGGACGAAATAAAAACCATTGCTGAGGCCATGTTCAACAATGAGCAAGGTGAGAAATATAAACGCATAGTCGAAGAACACCTGGGCAAAGGCAAGGGCGTACAAGATACCGATTCTACGCAGCGGCAGTTGCTTGAGCTAATCTTGGTAGACTTAGATGATTACCGACCTTAAATAACAAGTTATAAGATGCAATATCGTATATCCCCGAAGGAGATCGCATCCTTCGGGGTTGTGTTCGTAGGGGGTATGTCTATGAAATGTGCGTTATGCAATATTGAAATTGTAGGAACGCAATATAAAACCAAGAAAAGAAAGCGCTACCATAACGAGTGCTTTGATAAATTAGTTGATGATGCGGAAACAAAGAGCCAGCAAAAAGCTACGGGCATAAAAAATAAGGATAAGGAGTCTTTAACACAATACATATGCTCCCTATATGGGATAAAGGAAATTTCATATGCCATAGATAAGCAGATAGATAATTATGTGAGCCAATTGGGGTATACATACACAGGGATACAAAAGGCCCTCTATTATTTTTTTGAGCTAGAGAAAAATAAAGTTGATACACGCACGTCAACCATAGGTATCGTTCCATATTGCTACGATGAAGCCAGAAAGTTTTTTGAAACTATGCATGAATCCAATGAAGCCAACAAAGGTTTTGTCAGGAAAGATAAGACTACGCATATAAAAATTCGCCCAAAAGACAGGAGGATTCCTTATGTTATTGATATTGATAACCCTTAAAAAGAGGTGGTAGCAACTTGTCTAAAATGGTTCACCAAGACAAAGACGCAATACTTCAGGTGCTTGGTTGCTTAATAAGACAACCCATGCTAATTCTTGAAGAAAAATATAAGTTCACAAAAGCCGATTTCCCCGAGCAAATATATGAGGCCATTTTTGTCGCTATTGATTATCTCTTGAAAAATGGTGCGCCAGAGATTGACTGTATGGCTATCTTCAATTTTCTAAAAGGATACCCCAGTTATTACAAGTCAGTCGAGAAGAATGGCGGAATGAGATACCTCGAAAACTGTGAAGAGATTGCAGAACTAGGTAACTTTGAATACTACTACACAAAAGTAAAGAAGCTTAGCTTACTAAACCAACTGGAAGGCTTGGGCTTTCCTACTTCACATATATACGATCCTTCATTATGTGACAGCGAAGAGTATGCAAAGATGTCGGCCAAATTTAACAGCTATACCATTGAAGATATATTTAACATCTACGACAATGACCTGCTTGAGTTAAAGGATGTCTTTCATGTAAGTACTGGCTCGTCAGGATGCCAGGCAGCCAAAGGTATGGCCGAATTAAAAGAACAGTATAAGCAAATGCCGGAGATGGGCATGGCGATGTGTAGTCCCAAGTTAACAACGATATTCAGAGGCCGCAGACTTAAAAAAGTATATCTCAAAACTGCCCCAAGCGGGTTTGGTAAGACAAGGGTTTCCGTTGGTGATGCCTGCTGCGTAAGCATCCCCACGATATATGATTCCGCATTAAAGAAATGGGTTACGACAGGGCAAGAAGAACCAAGCTTAATAATTTCCACAGAGTTAGAAATAGACGAAATCCAAACCATGATTATTTCCTACGTATCCGATGTTGCTGAAGACAAAATTTTAGATGGAAAATACACAGATGATGAAGAAGAACGAGTGGATAAGGCAATCGTGATAATTGAAAACTCCCCGCTGTACATAGAGCATATTCCAAGCTTTAACATAGATGATATCGAAAGAATCATTAAGAAATATAAAGTGAAATACGTTGTCGGATATGTGTTCTTCGATTATATATTTACATCAGTCAAAATTCTTACCGAGATTGCTACCAAGGCAAAGGGCGTAAAGCTAAGGGAAGATAACGTACTCATTATGTTTATCGACAGAATGAAAACCCTAGCCAACCAATTAAATGTACATATAGATACAAGTTCCCAGGCTAATGGCGATTGGAAAAATGCCAAGGAGGCCGACCAAAACCTAATACGCGGTGCCAAGGGCATGGCTGATAAAGTCGATGCGGGTTATGTTCTTCTCCCTCCTTCAGAAAAGGATAAAGAGGTCACAAAGGAATTTACTCGACATGGTTTTCATAAAGAACCCAACCTTGTATTCCACATCTACAAAGTAAGACGAGGAAAAATCAATCATGTAAAGTTATTTACATTCTTCGACTATTCAACCTGCCGCACATACGATTTATTCGTTACCACAAATGATTATCAACTGCTAAACGTGGAGAACACGAGCATTGAAGTCATTTTGGAACAAACCGAAACTGAGATATTTGAAGCCGAAGTCCATAGAGATGCCTCTTGGTTTTAGCGGGGGTGCCATATGAAAAAGGATTTTTCAAATGAAGAAATAATTAAAGTCGCTCTATCTTTAGGTAGCGAGGATTACAAATCTGGTAATAACCAAGAACTGATTTTCCAAACCATCTGCCATAACCACTCTGGGGGAAGCTATAAACTATATTTCTATCCCGTTTCGGGTTTATTCCACTGCTACACAGATTGCGGCGATTCATTTGATGTCTACGAATTGGTGAAGCGAAACAGGGAATATAACTTCATGGAAGCCAAAATATATGTCTACAATTTATTAGGCATAAGCTCTCAACGACATGGCTTTGTTGCGGACAATGATTCAGATACTACAGAGGATTGGGAGATATTCAATAAGTATAACCGTAGGAAAAAAATTAAAAGAGAAGTCGATCTACCCCATTACCCGAAAACCCTTGTCCAATATCACAAGCGTATTTATCCAATTGAATGGCTGGCTGAGGGTATACTTCCAAGAAGCATGGATAAGTTTCAAATTCGTTATGACTTGCTTGGAAATAAAATTATAATCCCTCATTTTGATATAGATGGGAACTTAATCGGGATAAGGGGCAGGGCTTTAAACCAAGATGAAATTGACAGGGGCGGCAAGTACAAACCTATCGCCATTCAGGGTGACGTCTTGAAACATCCCACAAGCTATAACCTCTACGGGTTACATAAAAACAAGAAAGCAATCCAGGCAATAAGAAAGATAATGATATTGGAGGCCGAAAAATCTGTACTCAAATGCGATGGCTTCTATGGCAAAGATAATTTCACCGTAGCGTGCTGCGGTGGGTCAGTAAGCAATCATCAATTTGAAATGATTTTAAAGTTAAGGGTAAACGAAGTCTTTATAGCCTTCGATAACGAGCGACTTACCGATATAGGGCCACCTCCTCCTGGGGCAACCAGGGAAGAAAAAGATGCTCATGCAAGAGAAAGAGCAAGAGTTGAAGAGTACAACAGAAGATACTGGGATCGCCTTTATAATCTGGCCTACCAGTTTGCTCCTTATGCTGTTACATACTTGATATGCAGTGATGATGAAAATGGATTGCTCGACTACAAAGATGCTCCATGCGATAAAGGACAGGAGGTGTTTGAACAATTAATGAAAAATAAATTAGAGATTAGAACCAAAGGGGAAGACGATGAATATACAAAGCAATGGCAGCGGGTCTGATGCTGCTACACTAGAAAAAGTAAGTTATAGCAAACTATCAACATTTGACCAATGCCCACGCAAATTCCTTTATAAATATGAACAGAAAAAGAGAGGCGACATTTCAAGCTTGGCCCTAGAGATAGGTACGATTACTCACTACGGCAAAGAATTGGTTGCCCAGGCTCTCCTTAAAGGGGAAAAGCCAGACTACGAACAGATAATATCAATTGTTATGACAGGGTACGATGAAGAAGTCAAAAGAATTGTTGATGAAGATGGCGAGCAGGTTGTCAGTACTGATGAACTAAAAAAAGAAACCGAAATAGTCCATGTACTAGGAACAGACGAACTCAAGCAAAAATACTTCTTCGAATGGATAGAACCAGATAATAAATCAGGTATGAACTATGATGAGAAATTAGCTATCTATTTTAATAACCTACATAGTCTCGAATTAGAGACACAATGGAAGCCCATAGCTTGTGAACCAGAGTTCGATTTCCCATACCAGGGCCTATTCAGGCTATATGGATTTATAGACAGAGTAGACACAAATGAAACAGGGGATTTTCGTGTTGTTGACTATAAAAGCTCCAAGAAAATATTTGATGACAAAGACATAAAAACTCCACTGCAAATGTTTATCTACGCTCTTGCAGTAGAGCATATGCATGGGAAAATCCCAACGGAATTTTTATACGACTTTATTTTCCTCGACACAGTACAAGAAGCTTGCAGCAAGGGCTACCATAATCGCGGCACAAAGAAGCTGTTAAAACTTTGGGAAGAGCTTTGCACCTGCCGCGAGAGCGGTATCTGGAAGCCCAAGCCCACGCCATTATGCCATTGGTGTGATTACTGTCGAACCAACCCGAGAGCTTCAGATGAATACAAAAATGAGTGTCCGTATTTTAGCCTTTGGACCCCGCAAAATAAAACCTTTGAAAAGAACAAAGACTTTGACCCCGGCGCAGTGGAAGCAGAGAAGAAAACAGAAGGGTTCTGGTTTTAAGCTAAAGGAGATTAATATGTTTGCCGAACTACACGCTCACAGCGAATACAGCAACGTTAGATTAATAGATTCAACCATAAAGATAGAAAAGCTTATAGACCATGCCATAGAAATGGGGCTGAGCGGCATTGCGGTCACAGACCATGAATGTTTATCTGCCCACGTAAAAGCCATACGCCATTACAAAAAGAAAGTTGAATCAAATCCCAATTTCAAACTAATTCTAGGCAACGAAATATATCTTATCAATGATGACGATTATCAAACCACAACCAGGTTCCCCCACTTTATCCTTCTGGCCAAGGATAAAGTGGGGCATCGCCAGCTACGAGAGTTGAGTACAAGAGCATGGAATAGAATGTACAGCTTTAAGGGACTTGATAGAGTCCCCACATTCTATTCAGACTTGCAGGAAGTGATAGGCGCTGACCCTGGACATCTTATAGGGTCAACCGCTTGTTTAGGCGGCTATATTCCTATTCTCCTAATGGATGAAAAGTATGCCCAAGCCAAATTTTTCACGGATTGGTGCATCGGCTTATTCGGAGCTGATAATTTCTTTATAGAGCTATCCCCTGGCATTTCAGATGAGCAAGTAGAGTTTAACAAAAGGGCTATAGCGTTCTGTAATGAGAACAATCTTAGCTGGATTATTACCAATGATGTCCACTACCCATCAGAAAGCAAGCGCATACTACATGCCAGTTACCTCAATAGCAAAGATGAAGAGCGTGAAACCGGCGACTTCTACGAGGCTTGTTATTTCAAAACCGAAGCAGAAATGAAACAACGCATGGCCTACTTAGAAGAAGCCGATGTGCTCAAAGGGTTTGAAAACACAGTCAAGATAGCTAACAGCATCCAGATATATGATTTAACTCAGGAAGTCGTGGTACCTGAACGACAGGTGCCGGCATTTGAGCCATTAAACTTATTTCACATGCACCTCAAAAATTACAAATACATAAATCAATTCGCCACAAGCCCTCATGCCCAAGATAGGTTCATGCTCTACTTAATTGAAAAGGGCTTTAAGGATAAAGGCGAGGAATTTAACAGCGAAAATCTTGAGCGAATTGACATCGAACTCAAACAGTTATGGCTTACCAGCGACAAATTACAGCAGCAGATATCCAGTTATTATAATCTAGTAGAGCTTATCGTTAAGATTATGTGGGACGATGATAAAGGCAATAGCTTAGTCGGTGTAGCGCGGGGAAGCGTTACAGGCTACTACACATGCTATCTTATGGATATCACACAGATTAACCCTATCAAATGGAATCTCCCATACTGGCGGCATCTCGTAGCCGACAGGCCAGAGCTACCAGACATTGATATAGACTCCCAATCGTCACAGCGGCCGACCATCTTCCATGCAATGAAAGAAGAGTTTGGACATACCCATAGTTTAAATATCATTACTTTCAAGCGTGAAACATCTAAGGCCGCTATCCTTACAGCTTGCCGGGGCCTGGGGATTGATACGGACATCGCTCGTGAATTGGCAGCGATGGTGCCTGTGTCAAGAGGCAAGGTTTGGAGTATCAAAGAATGCATAGAAGGCAACGAAGATAATGGCTTCACCCCCCATAGAGAGTTTGTAAAAAAGGTAAAGGAGTTTGCCTTACTTCTCGACACAATACTTGAAATAGAGAACCTTGTCGCCGGACGCTCCTCCCATGCTTCAGGCTTCTATTTATTCAATGGGCATTACCTGGAGCAAAATTCGCTAATGAAGACCCCAAAGGGCATAGAAGTAACCTGTTGGGACATGGGCGATTCGGATGAATGTGGTGCGCTAAAGGTAGACTTTCTTACCGTTGAGGCTTTGGACAAGATACGCAAGACAATGGACTTACTTATTGGCGATGGAAAAATACAGTGGCAAGGATCACTCAAAGCCACCTATGACAAATATCTAAGCCCTGCTGTGCTTAACTATGATAATCCCGAAATGTGGGCTATGCTTGGTGATGGCAAAATTGTAGATGTCTTTCAATTCGATACCCTCACTGGAGGAGAAGCTGTTACAAAGATACGCCCCACCGACTTAAAACAAATGTCCATCGCCAACTCCGTTATGCGTCTGATGGGTGACGGCGATATCACACCTACCGATAAATTTGTTAAATTTAAAAACGATATCCAGGAATGGTATCAGGAGATGGATGCTGCCGGTCTTACGGCAGATGAAGTGGCCATACTAGAAAGATACCTGCTCGGTAACTTCGGATGTTCTGTAGAGCAAGAGGACGTAATGGAATTAAGCATGGATGCTTGCATTTCCAACTTTGATATCATGCAGGCCAATAAGCTCCGCAAAGGTATTTCAAAAAAGGTATGGACCATCGTAGAGGAAGCCAGAGATATGTTCTTTGATGTCGGTTTACAAGCCGGCACACGACAAGAGATGCTGGACTACGTATGGAACAACTGCATTAAGCCGCAGCTTGGCTATTCCTTTAGCCGAAACCATACTCTCCCATACTCCGCAATCGGATTACAGGAAATGAACCTTGCTTATTTCTATCCCATCATCTATTGGAATACAGCATGTCTAACCATTAATGCCTCTGCCAACGAAGATGTAGAAGATAATAAATCCACCAACTATGGCAAGATAGCAAAGGCCATCGGGGATATGCAGACCCATGGAGTTAATATTGCGCTGCCGGATATTAATACATCTTCCTTCGGTTTTAAGCCGGACGAAGCCAACGATCAAATTATATTTGGGTTAAAAGGCATCAACTCTGTAGGGGATGACATTGTACACAATATAATAGCGAATCGGCCTTATGAAAACCTGAAGGACTTCATTTCAAAAAATCAAATGGATATAAGACCGACTATAAACTTGGTCAAGGCAGGATGCTTTGACCGCTTAGTAGGTAAGAGCAGAAAAGAGATAATGAAAGACTACATCTCGGCCCTTACAAAAACAAAGGTGGAGCCAAAAACCAAACTCACTATGCAAAATTTTGATTCTATCATTGAGTTAAATATCATACCCCCCCTATATGATTTTCAAAGAAGGCTTTATAACTTCAGACGCTATGTTTTCCAAAAAAATAATATCGTAGAAAAAAATAAATACATCCTTGATGATACAGCACGCCCATTCTTTGAAAACTATTCCATGGCACATCTGGATGAATCACTGGGGTATTGGTATACCACCGAGGGCGATATTATTGTGGCCAAGACTCGCTTTGATAAATGGTACGAGGGTCAGATGCAGGGCATCAAGGCTTGGTTAGCTGACGCAGAAACGTTAGGGCTATATAACAGGGCGCTATATCAGGCTTACGCCATGGGAATTTGGAATAAATACTGCGGTGGGCCAATTAGCAAATGGGAAATGGATAGCCTAAGCTTTTATTATACCGAACATGAGCTATGGCATATAAACAAAGACAAGTATACAGTCACCGATTGGCATTGCATCCCTGAAGAGCCTATTGTTATTGATACTATCGTAAGAACCAAGGGTGAACAGAAAACATACTGGGATAAATATCAGTTATATAAAATCGTCGGTACAGTCCTTGATAAAAATGCCTCTAAACACTACATAACCTTACTCACCGTTGATGGTGTGGTCACTGTTAAATTTTATGATGGCGCATTCGTTCATTATAATAAACAGCTATCAAAAAAGTGTGACGGTGAAGACAAGAAAACAGTTATTGAAAAATCATGGTTCACCCGTGGCAATAAACTGCTTATCACAGGTATAAGGCGGGGTAGTATGTTTTATCCCAAGCGATACTACGATTCTATCTATCAGCACACGGTATGTCTGATAGAGCAAGCACCAGACAATGGTGAGCTACAGCTTAAATATGAAAGGGAGAGGGTCAAGTGAGCGAAATATTAAAATGTTTGATTAAAGTAGACCACGTATTCTTTCCAAAGGGAAAGCGCATCGAAGCCGGTGATTGGGCAGCGTTTAACGCTTCTGTTATTGATATATATGAAGGTACTCCATGGTACAAAAGCGGGAAGCGGATCTCTGTAAGCGGGATTGTGCCGGAGACAGATTTTTTCAAAAACTATGTGCTCCTCGCTAAAGCCACGGATCACGAAACATACGGCAGGCAGTACGAAATCCTTTGTATGAGCCAAGAGGTTAATCTGGATGACCCCGTAGAACAACGGATTTTCCTAGAACATGTGTTAAGCGACCATCAAATTAATTTGCTTTACGAATCCCTGGAGAATCCCTTCGATGCCATCGCCAATATGGATATAGCAGCCCTTACATCAGTAAAGGGTATTGGCGAGGAGAGCGCAAAGAAAATCATACAGCGTTACAATGACAACATAAACAACGGCTTGGCCTACGTGGAGCTTGACAGTTACGGGTTGACTAAGTACATGATAGATAAGCTCATAGAAATATACCGTAGCGCGGATATCGTTGTTAATAAGATAAAAGAGAACCCCTATATATTAATTGAAGAGATTGACGGGATAGGTTGGGCAAAAGCAGACGAGATGGCCCTTAACGCAGGGATGGATAATGAATCACCCAACCGCATAAGCGCTTACATAGTTCATCATCTTAAATCCACTATCGAAGATGGCGATACTTGGACGACTCCCGGGGAGCTAATTGAAACAACCTTTGAAATATTGGGTATAGATAACCAAGATGCCTTCCGAGAAGCCCTGTATGCCCTCCATGATAAAAATATCCTATGGTGGGATGATGATAAAACAAAAATCGCCCTCACCCAGTTTTATAAGCTGGAGGCAGATATCGCAATGGAATTACATAGACTGCTGGCAGCACCCAGTAATTTTAACTACGATAACTTTGACTTGAAAATACGCAGCATCGAAAGGGCGCAAGGAAATGATTTTACCTTTACTGAAGAACAAAAGGAAGCTGTTAAGCAAGTCCTTTCACATCAAGTGTCAATCATCACTGGTTTCGGAGGAACAGGCAAATCAACCGTAGTATCAGGAGTGTTAAAGCTATTGGGTGACTGCTCATTCGCCCAAACGGCGCTTAGCGGTAGGGCGGCAAGCAGATTAAGCGAAATTACAAACGCAGAGGGATACACAATTCATAGATTGCTAGAGTACCAACCCCCCGTATTTACAAAGGACAGGTATAACAAGCTCTCGCAGGATGTGATTATCCTTGATGAGATATCCATGGTTGGAGCCGAGTTGTTCTACAGTCTAATCCAAGCAATTCAAACCGGTAGCAAGCTCATCATGATTGGTGATGATGGCCAGCTCGAAAGCATTGGCCTATGCAATATCTTTAAGGATATGCTTGATAGCGGAATCATTCCCGTAGCTAAACTAACCAAGATTCACCGCCAAGCGGCCAAGTCAGCTATCATTACCGAAAGCGTAAAGGTACGGCATCACGAACAGCTTGTGCCAAATAAATGGGTCGGTGAAGAAATTAGGGGCGAGCTGCAAGACCTTGAGTTAAATATTTATAATGACGCAATCCTTAGCCAAAGGCGTATTATTACCAAGTTTAAAGAACTCTATGAGAAGTGTGCGGATATCACTAAAATCCAGATTGTCGTACCTATGCGCGTAAAGGGTGATATATCAACCCTTGCCTTAAATAAGCTCGTTCAGGATATCGTCAACCCCTTAGGTGCTAACCCTACCACCATCCAGGTCAATGCTAAAAGAGGCGAATCATATTTTTATACTCTCAGGGAAGACGATAAGGTAATCATCACAAAGAATAATTATAAGACTATGACACCGCAAGGCACCTTATGCCCCGTGTTCAATGGAAACTTAGGCATTATCCAGACCATAGATGATTTTAATAATGAGATAACCATAAACTTCGAGCAGCACGGCCCTGTTATTATTAAGAAAAAAGAATGGAATACCATAGAGCTAGGTTATGCTCTTACATGCCATAAACTCCAGGGGTCAGAAGCCGAGTATGTAATCATTGGGCTAGACTACACATGCAGGGCCCTACTCACCAAGGAGTGGCTATATACCGCCATAACAAGAGCTAAGAAATACTGCGTCCTATGTGCTGAAACCAATGCACTAAACTTTTGTATTACCAACTCCAATGTTCCTTATAAACGTACATTTTTGCAACAGTTACTGCAAAACAAAATGCAGTCCATAAGTGACGAGCACTTAAACCTTACCAACGAACAAAAATGTGCAGTGTGCTAGTTACAGCGTAATTATGAGAAAGTTCTACAACTCATGTTACAAAAAACGACCTTCATTCGTTATATATGTAAGACATAAATCAATGAGGGAGGTGGTTATCGTGACATGGATTGAATAGTAGCAGATAAACAAGGCATTTCTTTGTTTATCTGCGTTAAATTTTGTAAGCAATAAATCGGCTTACTGCCAGACTGCACTACTCATTAATTTAAAAATGTGTATAGAGAGAGGATAGGTACTTATGAAAAGAAAAAATATTTTAGCTGTATTATTGGCATTTGTGTTTGTATTCGCTAGTTTCACTACTGTCACTGCCGGCGATTCTGTTGAGACCGATCGCCAGTATTCTGTGCTAAGAGTGTATGACAGTGAAACAGGTGCGCTTGTGAGCGTGGAGTATTTTGCGTGGATAATTTGTTATGATACAATATTGGAGCCTGTAGACGATGTGGCCGAGACGACGGATGGATACATTCCCATTATGCCCCTTTGGACTCAAGCTGCTACAGTAAATTTATGGCCTTTGAATAATGGTATGTCGCATTTAACTTCTCGCACCGCCGTTTTAAGAAATACGGTTTCAGTAACTTTTACTGGTGACAACGGCAGCGGTACAGCGAGAGTGCAGATTGCCCAAACTGTTGGCGGAGGAAATCCCGCGGTTATATTTGGCGTAATGACATTATCTGTTGGCCAAATACTGGTAGCCGAGGTTCCTGCTTTAACCAATTATCAAATTCATGCGTGGCGGATGAGTGGTACTTCTGGCGCACTCGCATCGTTTTTAATGCACAACTAAGAGGCTGGCAAATAAAACAACTTTCTATTACCCTCGATGGCAATGAGGATGTTGCGATAAGTAAAAATATCGTGACATCCTCATTATACATATCACAAAGATGAGGAAAAAAATGAGATGATTATTGCTGAATTAAGAAAGATATGGAATGCAAAAAGCCTAGCGATTGTTGTTTTCATGTGCATTCTGTACTTCATAACATTTATGCGGCCGTGGGTTAAAACAGACCAAATAGAAAAGCTCCAAAGCGTTGATTTAGTGTCACGCGTCCTTACTGAAAGGTTTGGAGCAAGAATTGAGCA